GGCGTATAGAAGATTACTTCTTCTGGGTGTTTTTGAGCGTCTAATGCAATAGCGTCACCTAAATACTTATCAGCAATTGAAAAATACTCAGGAGCCGATGTTCCTCCCGTCTCTCCACGCTCTCTAGCCAGCAAAGCAATTGCTAAGTGCATAACCGGCATGGCAGGAACAGTTAGCTGGTCATCGTTAGCAGACAGATCAGCGCCACGTTTTACGCAGTTAAATCGAATTGTGTATGCCTTGTCAGGGGTAGGATAAACATCTATTTGCGTATCCCCGCTGCTATCAACACCGTTGTACGTGTAATACGTTGGCGCGCTTTTTCTTGGGTCAGATATTAAATAAGCCTCATCAAAAAACGTTGCCGTCTTGTATTCCATAAACAAGTTGGCAGTGTCGTTAATTACATTCAGGGCTTTAATCCTATTTTGGCTGCCAGTAAGCACGTAGTTAAATACGTCTTCCGTTGTGGTAATTGTCAGCGTTGTCCTGAGGGCAGACCAATCCCAAGCATCCTCTACCATGCGTTTAGCATCGTTTACAAAGTCACCTACCATTTTTGCGTAAGTGCTGTCCTGCACAGAAGCGACCTCTTCTTCTCGAAGGCGCCTCAATACATTGTTTACTAGGTTTAGATAAGTCATTATTTTTTCCTATCTACAATCATTTTCGTGAGTAATCCGCCCATCATTTGATTTGCTGATTGTGACTGTGGCAAAACCAAAGACTGAACTTGAGGAGCCTGATAATTAAGCCTGCTCATATAAGGAGTAAACATTCCTTGTCCTCCGCCTCCGCTTCCACCTTCCTCTGGCTCCGGCTCTCCGGTTCCTGAAGGAACGCACTCGCCAGTTTCTGGATCTCGAACAAAACCTTCAGGACAATCATCCGGCTCTGGTTCTGGGCAAGCGGTATTTGGATCTGTTGCTGTTCCATCAGGGCACTCAGAACAAAGCGGCCAATCTAATGCGCCATTAGAGCAAGTTCTATTATCGTCGTCATCGTCGTCATCTTCTAATATGACGCATTCGCCTTTAAATAATGTGTACCCCTTAGAACACACATCGCAGTCTGGATAATTTACAGCGCCATTATTACACTGCTTAATTATATCGGGCTGCCCGCATATTCCTGTTGCAGGATCTTTAACAAGATCTCCTTTGCATGGACCACACTCTCCTTCCTGTCCGTAAGTAGTCGAGTTTTGATCTTGGCAAGTTATAACTGGAGGCTGAGGATCTGTTCCAGAATCTGCAACGCAAGGGCCTTTTCCATTTACTCTAGAAAATTCAGATTTGCACGGACCACATTCACCCTTGTCACCAAAAGTAGTTGAATTTTTATCAGTACATTCTGGCTCTATAACAACTTCGGTTACACAAATGCCCCCCTTTATAGTCCCTGCAACGCCATTAATATTACAGTCGTCACCTTCACCCGGCTCGGGGTCAGGACTTGGCTCTGGTTCTGGCTCCGGTTCTGGCTCCGGCTCTGGTTCGGGTTCGGGTTCGGGTTCTATTGCGGTGCATCCTCCCTTCCCATCTGTTTTTCCCGGGCTTCCATTTTCTGTAGTGCAGTCTTCACCGGCCTCTGGATTTGTTACTGGCTCCGGCTCCGGCTCAGGCTCAGGTTCAGGCTCTGGTTCCGGCTCCGGTTCGGGTTCGGGCTCTGGTTCAGGCTCAGGCTCAGGCTCTGGTTCGGGGTCAGAAACGCAAGCTCCATTTGAATCATACGTGCCATCTTCTCCGGCTTCTGTCCTGCACGGCTCATTCTCTTCCCAGTCTGGCTGAGGGTCGTCACATGCCCCAATTGTTTCGTTGTATACCTGATTTCCTTTACACTCTATTGGCGCTTCAACACACTCGCCCATTTCGTTTGGTATATATTCACTCAAACATCCGCCGCAACTGCTAGGCCCAGTAGATTCGCTGCCTTGCTGGTGACTTCTATTTTGTTGAGCACATTCTTCTGCCGTAGGGCCTTCGTCTAGCCATGGCTCCGGTTCTGGTTCCGGTTCTGGCTCGGGTTCGGGCTCTGGTTCAGGCTCAGGCTCAGGTTCAGGTTCAGTTGTTTCTATGCACTCGCCGTCTTTATTAATTTTTCCGGGCTTATCATCATTCGTAGTGCAATCCGATCCAATAGGTGCTTTCTTTTCTGGCTCACATCTTTCTGTTTGTTCAGAGAAAAAATACTCTTCTTTGCATTCGCCGCAGCTTCCATCTTCGTTAACAGTCGCATTAGGATCATCGCACTGCCTTACTGTTTCTTCGTCGGCCTTAGCGCAATACTTTGCATTTTTTGGATCGTTTCTAAATTCTTCATTTTCGCAGTTGCCGGCAAATAAGAAGGGATTATCTACTTCAAGAGCGTCTTGCACTTCTTGCGCAACAACGCCTGCGATCCATCCACCTAACAAGTCGGTAAGTACATTCTCTAAGTCAGCTGTACTAAATACAGCTCCAGATGTTAGATCGCCCCACGCATCTCTTACGGCATCTATTGCGCCTTCTACTTTTCCCTCAAGCCAGCCTGTAGGGTTTTCAAGAAAATCTTCAAGGCTTTCTCCGGCATCTTGTATTTTATTTTCTAAATCTCTCCAAGTAATGTCAGCCATTCCAGGAGGAAGAGGAATGTCTAATCCGGGAATAGAAAGAATTCCTAAATTTAAACAGTTTTTCCAGCCAGCGTGCTCACCATATTCATCAACTTGTCTTTCCGACCAAGTTTCACAGTCTTTAGATATGCCAGAAGTGTTTTGTAAGATGCTTATAAGAACATCTTTAACGCCTTCTAGGTCAGTGGGAATTGCACCCTTAATTGTTTCGTAGATGCTTACTGAATTATCTACATCGGCCTGAGACGCGCCGTCAGCTTTTAGGTCGTCAAGTATTTCCTGCAAAGTTTGGGTTGCAGGAGGCTCTTGATCTTCGTCTTCAAGTTGCTGGTTGTATATTAAAATAGCCTGCATTAAAGCTATTCTTTGTTCTGTCGTAAGTCTGTTTAATGTACTTGAGTCAGGAGGAGCTATGGTATAACCGGCTCTTGTTGTTCTAGCAAGTATTTCAAAAAGCTCTCCATCTCTACTTAAAAGGTCTTCACGACCCATGCTCTTAAAAATTTCGCTCCATTGATTAAAAATGCCGGTTCTGTCTTCAAGACGACTCATATCACTTCTTCCAGTTAGCTAGGCCACGTAAGCCAAATGAAGCCGCCACAGCAGCACCTAAGAAGCCCTTGTACCAATCAGGCATAGAATTTAAAGCATTAAACCCCTGCATAACTACAGGCACCATGCTGGGAAAGAACGCAAGAACGCACGGGATAGAAAACAAAATCGTAAACCATTCGTCCTTCCATGAGCTTGCTGCGTTGTTTGCATGTATGTTTTCCCAGTTGCTGTCTTGTTTAATTGCTTCTAGCTTTCTTTCATGTACTGCTTTCTTCTCTTCAGCCTTACGCTCAAGATGTTCACCAATAAGGTTAGTTAGTGGTCCAAGCAGTGTCTGCCACATTATCTAGCAAACTCTAAGATAGCTATTGCCAACGTAATCATAATGCCCATAGCAAAAAAGCCACGACTCATAAGAGCCTCTAGCCGATCAAACCGCTTGCTGTGGTTATCTAGTTGAAGCTGAATCATCTCATAGCGAATAGCGCATTCTGCTTCGTGCTTATCTAACCGGGCTAAAGCCTCTTCCGTGGCGTTCATACAACTCCCTTACTTCTTTGCGTGGCCGATATTAACAGCCATGATGTCAATAAAACGATACAACTTAGCCATCCATGCGTCGTCCTTAGGTGTAGGTGTTACTGCTGCAATAATTGAGCAGACACTAATTACCATAGGAGCCACTGAAGCAATATCAGCAAGTACCTGAATTACCACGGTACACCGTCCTCAGTCGTTGGGTTCTTCTGCTCTTCGATCTGCGCAGTCAGTGACGCCTCGATAGCGTCCTTGTCTACACCGTCAGCAAAGCACCAGCCCAACACCATTTCTTCGGTAAGGTCATCGTAAGGCACGTAATCAGGGCTTGATGCGTCTGGTGTAAACGAGCAAGTGCCGTACGCAGAGGCAGAGTAAGTGTCGTCACCGACAGTCTCTGAGTCATTAACACGCCAGTGAGCAACGATTACTCCGCCGTCGTTGTAACGTTCCATTGTAGATATAGTCCATGTAGCCATTAGTTAGCTCCTTAAATAGCCGAAATAATAAATGCGAGTAGTTCAGAGTAACGCACACCCATGCGTGATTGCTCTTCACCCGTTTCTTCGTCAGTCCATGTTGAATTGATGAACATACCGTAACGTCCAGCATCCAAGCCCTCAGCAGTAAACGCATCCTGTAGGTCTTGAGCAATGATGCCGAAGTGAATACGAGCGTCGTCGCCTTTAGTTTCTACTCTAGAAACCCAACGGTACTTGCGTAACAAGCCTTTAGCCGCCACTGCTACACGTTGCTCCGCATCTGATAGCTCTTCGATATCTTGCTTTTCGTTACGGTCAGACGTTTGAATGGTGCCGTTAGTTGCATAGATATTATCAAAGCGTGTATCAGACCACCCAAGATTAACGGCGTCGTCACTACCTACATTTGTTGATATATTGTGCGGTCGTATCGAAACTGTACCGTCTTCAAATCTTAAACCTGCTCCAGCCTTACCTATTGCAAGGTCAGAAGCGAAACTACCAATACTACCGACTGTGGCGCCATCTTT